CCCAGTTGTTTTAAAAGGAACCACCTTTATATTGTTGGTTAGAACACCCAGTTAGCTGGATGTTTCAACAATGCCTTACGGCTGTACGTACTATCCCAGTTTGAGACAGGACGCACAGTAACTTTCCAATCCCACGCATCTCTACGCGTGATTGCCCCCTGCTCCGCAGCGGCCCGAAATGCAAGTTCCACTGACGATGTCATGTAAGTTGCGCGGAATGCGCCGCATCCATGGTTCATCTGAAGTGATAAATACATTCGAATGCGAGATTTTCCTCTATACTCCGTAGGCCGAGGCTTACGAGAGAAAGTGAATAACTCCGCATTCATATCTTCAACCTCGAGGAGTCGACGGCGAATTAAGAATTGTTTTTCTTCCTGACTAAGATACGCAACGTTGTTGATGCGTCTCATAGATGCAAGAGGCACTTGGAAACCAGATTCGAAATCGTCGCCTATAGGTATAAAAACCCTATAGGCAACGGGAATCAGGCTGCTTGCCGCTGAATAAGCTGCAAACATACCAGTGTCATTCCAACCAGACAGAATATGTTTGGCAAGACTATTGCATAGAAAGTAAACATTTTCATGGCTATTAAGCCTCCGCTGAAGATAAATCGGACGAACAGGAGTACCATTAAACCAATCAGTACCGCAGGACTCCTTAAAGGGTCCAGAAATAAAGCTTTTCTCCATGTTCAGAGTAAATCCTGACCATTCGAGACCAGCAATAACGGCACTTGAGTTTTGTTTTCGGACAATGATGTCATCACCGTAAACGGCGAAGTCATTCGGACCGAATTCAAAACCCGCTGTGATAGTAGTTGCTTTCGCAATTGCCCAAAACAGCATGGTTTCAAGAGGGAAGGTGTAACCATTTCCCATCGCACTAAACTTCTCGTACTTAACGTACTCGTCATCTAGGTATCCGTCTTCATGACGGAGATCTGACAGGAAGGCAAACCAATCACCCGGCAGTAATAGCCGGACCAACTCGATCGAAATGGTATCAGATGCAGAAGCCAAATCAATGGTACTGAACTGACGCTCATTTTCGACTCCATTAATAAAGGAGTAAGTTGAACCTGCCCAGGCTAATTTTTGATTCTTAGCCTGATTGTCGATATGCACATGTACCTTCTTCAACTTGTTAGCAATAAATTCGCCAACACCTTGTTGAAGGAATGCATTAAGCGACGCCGGAACCCCAATCGGCCGCATAACAGTAGCCGATTTTGGTACGAAAGTTACCTTTTCACAATCAACAATATCAACGCAGTCTTGAAAGATTTGAATTTCCTTCCAGACACGCGGTACAGCGCAATGCTGTAATCCTGGCGGTAATTTTGTGCGCCGCCCGGATGACTCAAGGATATTCATCCAATGAGGATCGCCGGATATTGCTGCTAAAGCGTAACTTGAAGCGCGTTGTGTCACTGAGTAAGGGAAGTCAGCAAACTTGTAGTAGGCTGATACCCGATTACCCCATGACGTTAACGTGCTCCCAGGCCCATGTCGACCACCGTTGATAATTTTCATAACGGTGGAGCTCTCTAAAGGTCCGAGCAAGTCGGATATGAGTTTCTGCGCACGCCACACCCAATCGGGTTGGTCAGCGCGCTTAATCCCGCGTAGACGAAGATTGGTTGCTGCACATTGTGCCTCAGCCTCCTTCCATTTAACAATACCGGCTAGCCGGGTGTCAATGGGGACTTCTTCTTTCGTGAAAGGAAACTTCTTTAGAAAACAGATGAGCTGCCTAGTGGTCCTAACGAAGAGATCGCTTGTTTCCGGGGTATAAACTAATTCCCGTTCAAGCGTTTTCGTGTACTCAAGGTACCTAACTGCATCTTTGGCATAGCATATAGCTATGAACTCAGAGGCAATGTCGATACCAAGAACTGAGGCACTTGCCGTTACGTAGGCAAGCAATGTACTCCAATGACCCTGGTCATTAAGTACTGGGACGGCGTAAGCCGCAACCCGATCGCGCGTATAATACTTTCGCATTATAACACCTCTATCTGTCAGTGAATTAGTAGTCGATCAGACCTGTTAAGAACAAGTTCTTAACAAATGTAGGATCGGCCAACAGTGCAGCTTGACGCGCACATAATTCCTTGAAGTCACTTTCGGTCATACCCGCCGGAACGGATGCAAGCAATTCAAGCTTGGCATCACGAACGATAGGTGCACCCTTAGTGTTCAAGACAGACACACCAGAAACTACATTGATAGAACTACGGCGATTGCCACGGTTCTCTCCCTGTGTTTTTGGCGCCGTTGATTGCAAAATTATCTGGTCTTTAGTTAGATCAGAGTTATTTGCACCAACGTACTCAGTGCGATTACCAGCACTGCGATAACGCGAGTAGGTTACGACGGCATTCGCCAGGTTTTTAGTTGATAACATGTACACCTCTTATCGAAAGATAACGAAGCGTTTCAGTAATGAAACTGCGTCGAGGAGTTTTCCAAAGTCTAAGTTAGGATTCCAAGCAATAGATGGGACATCGGGATTTGCTAACCGTTGTTTTGTTTGGCGGTATACTGAAAAAGTTCCAGTACTTGACCTGCCACCAACGGTGCATTTCACGGTTCCCGAGATCTCGACTGTAGACGTAGTCGTCAGCCAAGATCCTAGAGGCTTGAAAACCGGTGAAGGACAGATGCTGTAGAGTAAGCCGTTAATATTAACGAACCAATCTACCACGAATGAGTATGGAACCATCTCCCACATTGTGCCTGCGAAGTCGTAAAGACCCAGCTCAGCCTGAAGTTCGGAGTGACCCATGTTCGTATTAACCGCAGCGAGTATACCCGCACGGTTAACACATGACTCAGTTCGTGTTCCGCTGTAATCGTACCGTATACCATTTCGGAAATAGGTGCGTTTAAAGTCGGACGTCGTGGCTTGTTTATGCTGGGCCCTAAAGGTTCGACGGGGTGTACGGGTGCGCGTCTCAAGGACGCGCCGAACACCGTCAGCCACCGTCATTACAATAGGGCGCCATGCAAAACGAGCCTCAAGCCATGCATCTGAGATGGCTTGAGCCTTGTCTTCAAAGTCTTTATTGGCAAACTTCTTTGCAGTACGTTTTGCGTACTGCTTGAAGTTACCACGCCGCAACTGACTATAAATCGTCGCGATACGGCGGGCACCTTGACTAAAAGTTCCCATTGTCTCTCGGAATTCACCGAGATCCACTAGGTTCTGGAAGTCGTAGGCTTGCATATTGCCATAGGCATCAGAGACAGTGCTCATGTCTACGTCAAGGGTTGGTTCTGTGATTGACCAGAAATCACTTGCTACTTGTTCAGGCATCTCTGCCTCGAACATAGAATACAAGAATGCCTGTTCAACCCTGAGATAACCCCCCGTCAAACTGACGGACTTCTCAAACCTCGGTACTGTCGGTGGTTCCACCTCCAGTGCCGCAGAAATACGGTCATGACGAATGACATGTGACGTTTTGTAACAATCAGTTACGATTACGTTGCCTGCAGCCGCTAGCTTTTTAAAGCCAGGGGTTGGCGTATCTGAGAAGGATTCCTCAGCCCACATTGTATACGACGGACCCATTGTGACGGTCTTCTTCTTAGCATACTCCAAAGCCCGAGGGCCGTAGTAAGCAAGATAAGCCAGCCACACCTGGGTCTCAATATATTTTGTGGAAGACGCATTGTTCATATATGTACCTGTTGAATCTCTTCCTGCTGGGACAGTTATAGTCGTTCCGAGGAACGGCTGTTTACTGCCAGTCTTGGTCCAGGACCAAGAGAATTCAGCGGAATAAAAGACAGATCCACTATGACCACCAGACTTGGTCCCCTCTTTAGAGAGAGGTCGAGTTCTCGTTCTACTAAATTGCATAATAGTCTCCAAGGAGACTACAATGCACTGCCTACCCGTCTCCGGATGAGGTAAAGCAGAACGCGGAAACGCGAGGATAGCC